TTTAATCAATTAATAAATTTTACTGCTACTAAAGCAGCAGTTCCCCAATCTAATTATACACAATTAGGATTTGTTCATTCTAGATATGTTGGTAGTTCTACTACTCGAGAACAAATTAATGAATATGATCCTTTATCTACAATAGATACTGAAAATAAATTAGTGTATGTTGATGAAGCTCCCCCATTTTTTATAAATAAAGGAAAAGGTGCTCCATTAGGTAAAATACCTAATATTGAACTAAATAATGCTTATATAGCATATTTTGATAGAGTTATAGACCCATACCCTTTACTAAATAATAAAGTAGCATACTACGTAAAATATTTAATAGATGAAGGAGGAAACATACTAGATCCTAACGTATCAGATATAAATTTTTCTATATTTACTGATACTTTCCAATTACGGGATTATGATAATACACCTACTAGAGTAAATACTGCCATTTCAAATATAGAACAAGGAAAAGAGTTAGTAAAATTAACAGATGGTCTTCATTCTGTATACACCATTGGGGCTTATCCTGTACCTATTTTATATACTCAAACTTCTAGTATTGGTCATGTTAATAACGTATCTTTATCTGGAAGTAATTTTTATTCTGCGTTAGGTCTTGGTAAAACTTTTACAAAATTAGGGGTAGACATATATTCAACTCAATCAAGTGCTACTTCTCCCTCATCTGCTGTTTTACCTACTAACCTAAATCTTACAGAATTACAATGGTCACCTATTAATATAACTCCTTTTAATAGTAATACCTCTCCTACTACTTTTCCTACTAGTAGTACATATCCAACATATGTTATACTTTTTCCAAATGATGTAAATGGTAATCCTTCTAACACAGCAGGTGGAAATCTTTCAGATAATTATATAGTTGAAGGTAATTTTACTTTTACAACTTCTACTATGCCTGCTGTATACCAAGGTTCAAATAATGCTAATGAACAGGGTTATATAAAAAGATATTTAGATTCTGATAAAAATGGAGATTTTACTACAAAACGATTCTCATTTGATCTTAAACCTAATGTAAAACCCCCAACTTCCGGTGATAATTTAATTTATTATGTAAATACTAGTGAAGGATTTGGTGTTAAAAGTGTCAAATTAGTAATAACTACAAATCCTGGAGGGGCAAATGAAATAAAATATCCTCCTCTTACAATAGAATCTGGCCCATTACCTGTGTACGGAACACAATGGCAAATTACTTCTACAGGTTTAAGTTTAACTCCTGATAGTTTGTACCTAGAGAAATTAATTATAGAAAATATATATAAAGGAAGTGTAACTAATAGTAATTTAAGATTACAAGCTATTCCTTTAATTGCAGGAGGATGGAGTGGAAACCCTACAATAGGATATGCGGGTATACCTGTAAAATATGATTGGATAATAGAATTTGAATATACCAATGTAAAACAAGGTACTGGATTATTTTTTAGTTGTGTAGGAACTATGCAAAACCAAAGTAGCGATAAAACATTTTTAGGTGCTCCTAAAGATGCATTTCTATTTTTTGGTAGTGGTGGGGGTGCACAAAACAGTATTCAATGGAGAAGAACATTTTCTCCAGTATATTCTACAGGAATATCTACAAAACCTATACTTAAATACTCAGTAACTTCCCCATTATCTGAAAATGCAGTTCAAAATACAGCTAGTGGACCATTTTGGAGAAGAGTAAGTGGATCTATTGATGAACTTTATTTATCTTCTTCAATTTTAAACCAAACATACGGTAAATCTTTTGTTCAAGCTAAATTATCCTACAATGGAGCTGTAAGTACGGATTTTCCATTAACTGTAGAACCTAGTTTTATTGAGTTTGATCCTGTAGTAGATTATTGGACATTGCAAGAAGGTGATGAGATTAGATTCGAAAATAATGAAAATTTGACTTATAGAATTACTTTTGTTGATGATAAGGATAAAAATGCTAATAGTGAAGATGTAGCTGAAAAAATAAAAGTAAAAGTATCCCCACCATTCCAATATACTGGATTAAATGGGCAATTAATTGTTAACCAACCATCTAATTTTGATTTTTTTGTTGTTCGAAGGTATAAAGAAAATAAAAATTTTATAATTTTAAATCAACAGATGCCATATGGTGTGATATCTACTGGAAAAGGTGAAGTAGCATTTTCTGGAGAAGATGGATTTGTAGGAATAGAACCCGTAAATCCTTCATCTTCACCTGGACTTTTATTACCACAATATAGAGTAGATAAATTTAATGTTAATCCTGATCTAGTACTTAAGGATCTTATTGAAAAGAAAATAATATAAACATATTTATAACAAAATATATACTTAAATAAAATGGGATATTTAAATAATACCGTAATTACAGTTGATGCTATATTAACTAAAAAAGGGAGAGAAGCCCTAGCTCGGAATGATGGTTCTTTTCGTATTACACAATTTGCTCTTTCTGATGATGAAATAGATTATACTCTATACAACCCTACTCACCCATCAGGTTCTGCATTTTATGGAGAAGCAATTGAAGGAATGCCTTTACTTGAAGCATTCCCAGATGATCAACAAATTATGAAATATAAGTTAGCTACTTTACCACGTGGTACAGCTAAATTACCTGTTCTTAATTTAGGATATGATGCCATTACATTAAAACAAGGTGCATCTCTTTCTATTACTCCCCAAACTCTAAACTACTTAGATAATGTTTCTACATTTGAAACTAGTGGATATGTAGCTACAATTGCGGACGTTAGGTTATTGTCTTCATTTGAAGGATTAGGTATTAATACACAAACTGCTATTGATCAAAATTCAACCTCTACTATTGGTACTAACGTATCTAAAACTGTTATTGGAACTCAAATTAGTTTAAGAGCAACAACAGTTAATACATTATTTGGAACTAATTCTCAACTAAGAACTACTTTAACTGTAGTAGGATTGGATAGTGGAGCCAGAATTACAATTCCTGTTACAATTAACAAAACTACAACCTAATATAAGATATGGGATTTAAACGATTTGACCCCGAAGATTTTTTAGTAAGTGCTGATGCTGTATCATCTACGGTATGGTCTGGAAATAGTCCTGAATTAACAGCATTTTATTATTCTACTGCTCAATTCCAAACTGCTGGAGATTATTATTTATCTATTTACCAAACAGCTTCTACTAACCCAAGTGCAGAAGTACAATTTGATATAGCTTTTGGTGATTTTAATGGAAGTGGATCTTTATGGTATAATACCAATGTATCTGGTTCTTCTCCCTCTAAAACTATCTATGGACAGTATAGAAGTTTAGTACTAGAAGATGAAAATTCTAAATTTTCATTTGGAAATGTAGAACAAAACTATTTTTACGCAATAAATGTATCTAGAGCAAGATATAAAGAAAAATTATTACCAGGTTCCCTAAATTTATATTTAAGTGGATCAGGTGGTTTATTAAAATTAACTGATAATTCTCAAAATGTTGCTTTACCTACTTATTATGGTACCCAAAGAGCATATCAGATAGTTAGTGGATCTGATGGATCTGCATATAATATTAGTACAGGTGGAAATGGATATACTCCTGCTTCTGGATCTTATGGTTTATTTCTCCCAGATATTTCTACTATCTTATTAAACGGTAAAGCATTAGATTTAGCTGGACCTAGTGGTATTAGTTTAAATACTAGTTTATCATCTAATACAGATGGTCAAAACGTGTTAAAATTATATACTGCATTAGTTAGTGGTAGTTCGTTTGAATTAAATTCTGAAGAAACAATTACTTCAGATTTTGTATTTGTTAGATCTAGAAATGCTGAATTTAACTATTCAACAAATCCTAGCTTTATTTCAGGTTCTACAGGTGAAGTAATTTATCCATATTTTATAAATAACCCACAAGTTTACCCAACAACTGTAGGTTTATATAATGATGCTAACGAATTACTTGCAGTAGCTAAATTATCAAGACCACTCCAAAAGAATTTCACCAAAGAATCATTAGTTAGAGTAAAGTTAGATTTCTAAGATGAATGGCTGTTTTCAAAACATTAAATTCCCAAGATGTAATAATATCCCCTCTCAAAGTAAGCAAAAACTTTCGCTTTGAGGGGGCAAGTGCTTTAACTGCCTCTAATGTAGGTATAGATAGATTTTTAGGCACAAACGATAATTTTTTAACAAACCAATCTCTCACAGGTCAAGTATCTCAAGAATATCAAGTTACAATATATAATTCAGCTAAACAGTTATATTACACTAACTATCTTTCAGGTAGTTATGGTGAAATATCAAATGCAGTAACTGCTAGTTTTAACCCTGATGGCACAATTACACCCCCATCTGGTTCTTCTCAAACATATAATACAATATATTATAATTTTGATGAAACCACTTTAAATCCCCAAAAAATATTTTCAACTGAAAGTATAGGAATTATATCTATACCTTCAAGATTATATGGTGATTACATTACTCCGGGTTCATTCAAAATAGTAAGCCCAGTAAGTGGAACTTTATATGACGATGGCGAAGGAAGAGTATATATAAACAATTTATATGGTGAAAATGAATATGTAGGTAATATTATATATGAACATGGTGTTGCAGTAATAACAGGTTTTCCGGCTAATGTTCCCCCCCCGCCTACACCCACTCCAACAGTAACTCCAACTAGTACCCCTACTAGAACTCCTACTCCAACTCCTACTGTAACACCTACACCAACACCAACGATAACCCCTACGGCTACTCCAACAGTAACCCCAACAGTTACACCAACAATTACGCCTACACCTACGGTTACACCTACAGTTACTCCTACAGTAACACCAACCATCACTCCAACTCCAACAGTAACACCTACTGTTACACCAACACCTACGGTAACACCTACAATTACGCCTACACCAACTGTTACTCCAACTATAACGCCTACTCCAACAGTAACTCCAACTATTACCCCAACCCCTACTGTTACACCAACAATTACTCCTACACCTACGGTAACGCCAACTATTACCCCAACACCTACTGTTACACCCACAATTACACCTACACCTACGGTAACGCCAACTTCTACTCCAACAGTAACACCAACTATAACTCCAACACCTACGGTAACGCCTACAATTACGCCTACACCTACGGTAACACCAACTATTACTCCAACCCCCACTGTAACACCAACGGCTACACCAACAATAACGCCTACGGCTACACCTACAATTACCCCAACTCCAACAGTAACACCAACAATTACACCAACACCAACAGTAACACCAACCATTACCCCAACACCTACGGTAACACCAACTGCTACCCCAACAATAACACCTACGGCTACACCAACAATTACCCCAACACCAACTGTTACTCCAACTATAACTCCAACTCCAACAGTAACTCCAACTGTTACACCTACAATTACGCCTACTCCAACAGTAACACCTACTGTTACTCCAACTATAACTCCAACACCAACTGTTACGCCTACAATTACACCTACACCTACGGTAACACCAACTATAACTCCAACGCCAACAGTAACCCCAACTGTTACGCCTACAATTACACCTACACCTACGGTAACGCCTACGGTAACGCCTACAATTACACCTACACCTACAGTAACACCAACTGTTACTCCAACTATAACTCCAACTCCAACAGTAACTCCTACTGTTACTCCAACTATAACTCCAACACCTACGGTAACACCTACGGTAACGCCTACAATTACACCAACGCCAACAGTAACACCAACTGTTACGCCTACAATTACACCAACGCCAACAGTGACCCCAACTGTTACACCAACCATAACTCCAACTCCAACTGTAACACCAACTTTAACTCCAACATCTACACCATTACCTTTCTATAATCTATTACAAGATTGTACCAACAATGTTGATGCCTGGTATCTAGATAGAAATTCAGTAGGAGGAGATGTACAACAACCTCTTAACAGAAGAGTAACAACTGATGTTTCTCCATTTACTACTTATATTGTAAGTGGATGGAGCCAAAATATATCAGGACGTACTTTAGTAACAGGTAATGTAACTATTGCTACAGGATGTTTTGATCCTACACCAACACCTACTGTAACACCAACTCCAACTAATACACCAACCCCAACACCAACTCGTACTGCAACTCCTACTCCAACCGTAACTAGTACACCAACACCAACTCCAATACGGTATACTTTCCTAAGATTTAATGTAGATATAAATTGCAATACTTCAAATCCAGTCCAATTCTACTCTTTCACTAATTACAGTAATGGATACTATTATTTGAACGGAGATTTAAATACTTATTACTTTATTCAAGCACAATCCCATACAGATTATACAAATGAAATAACACAAGTACTTGCAACAAATTGTGTTCCACCAACCCCAACTCCTACCCCAACCCCAACTCGTACTGCAACTCCTACTCCAACACCAACTCCAACAGTTACTCCTACAGCTACACCAACAATAACTCCAACCCCATTACCTACTATTAATCTTAAAATATCTGGAGAAGGAGATAGTGGCGCAATGGCTAATCTTACTTGTACTAGTGGAACAATTCAGACTTTTATCATAACAAATGGCACAACATTCTGTAATGCCATTACATTACAAGCAGCTGTAATAGCATCTGAAGTTTCACCAAATGGTTTATTCTGGCTAGCTGATACAAGTGGTGTTAATGTTAGATTATTCCAAAGAAATAGTTCAACTGATACCGCTAATCAAGCAGGAAGTTGCCAGTTGTGTAGTGCTTATATACCAACTCCAACCCCAACTGCAACTCCAACTAATACACCTACACCAACACCAACTCTTACCCCAACTGTAACTCCAACTAATACAGCAACACCAACCCCTACACCAACAATTACTTCTACCCCTACCCCTACCCCTACCCCTACACCAGCTCCATTACCTTGTTTTGCAGTTGCAGTACAAAGAGGAAGAAATGCTGAAGTTGCATGTTGTACCCCAATATCAGATACTGTATACTTTAATGCAAGTACTGTAGAAGCTGCAACAACTTATTATGGTAGTAGTACTGATTGTTCAACTGTAGCTACAGGAGCTCAATATTTTAATACTGGGGGTGTATATTATGTTTGGAATGGAAGCTCAATGTCTGGACCATTTACATGCCCAGCTTGCCCATAATCAATATTTATAAATAAAAATGTCTTCACCACACACTGATTTTATATTAGCATTTATAACAGGTTCAAACGTAGTTTGTTCATTTTCAAGTTCATATACATTATATGAAACCCAATATAAATGTACTATTGGGGCAGATGAATACAATTATTCTAACAACCCAAGTATAATTTCAGGTAGTGAAGGAGAATTGTACGATTTTGCAACTGGTTCTTACTTTGCACCCTATGTTACAACTGTAGGTTTATATGATGAATCTTATAATTTATTAGCCGTAGCTAAACTAGCTAAACCCTTACCTACTTCCCGTACTACAGATACTACTATATTAATAAATTTTGATAGATAATTTGGTTTTTTAAAAAATAAATGTTATATTAAAGAATATGAATAAAATAAAGGAAATTTTTAAATCCTGGAACATAGCTCTAAATCCTGACGAAACACAAGCTGAATTAGCATCCCAAAGAATAGAAATATGTAATAGTTGTGAATTTAAAGTAGAAAATTTAGGCTTTAACCAATGTTCCGTTTGTGGTTGTGCTTTAAAAGCAAAAGTTTTTAGTCCTATAAAAGGAGCATGTCCCGAAGGTAAATGGGATAAAATAGATAATGTTATGAATAATAAAATTTTTGTACAATTAGCAAGTTATAGAGATCCTCAATTAGTTCCAACTATGAGAGATATGCTTGCAAAAGCAGATAATCCCCAAAATTTACAATTTGGAATATGTTGGCAAAAAGATGATACTGAATCTTTAGAAGAATTCACAGATCATCCCCAAGTTAGATACCAAACTTATGATTACACCGAAAGTGAAGGATTAGGATGGGCTAGATCAAAAGTAGCAGAATTATGGGATGGTGAACTTTATACTTTACAATTAGATTCACACCATAGGTTTGCAAAAGGATGGGATACAATGATGCTTAAAGATTATGAGCAAGCATTAATAATGTCCCAAAAACCTATTATTTCTACATACTTAACCCCCTTTAATGTAGAACAAGTTGATAAAGACGAAAATAATCTAGAACAAGTACCATCATTAATGTCTCAATATGAATTTAGTTCAGATAGACTATTAATGAGTATGCCTTGGTATATCCAAGATTGGAAAGAACGTAATGTAGTTATAAAAGCTCGTACTATTAGTGGTCATTTCTTTTTTGTTAAAAGTGAATTCTTAAAAGAAGTACCATATGATCCAGATATTTACTTTGGTGGTTATACTGAAGAAACTACTATGAGTGTTCGTGCTTGGACTAATGGATATGATTTTTTTAGCCCATATAAACCATATATTTGGCATGAATATACCCGCCAGGGTCGTCCAAAACATTGGGAAGATCATGGAAAAGAATCAGAAACTAAAAAAACAAGTGGAGAAAGAGATATCTATGCTCGTGAAAAAACACGTCAAATATTTGAGCAAGAAGATAATGGTATTAACTTAGGTATTTACGGACTAGGAAATGTTAGAACTCTCCATGAATATGAAGTATTTTGTGGTTTTGATTTTAAAAATAATAGAATAGCAGATTATACTTTAAAAGTAAATGAACCCCCCAATTCAATTCCATGGGAAGAAAGTTTTATAAGTAATGAATATGATTTAACTTTAAAATGGGATTTAGATTTCTTTAAAGATCATAATTTTAGAAAACCTAAATTTTTAACATTGGGAGTTTTATCTAAATCTGATACTGAATTACATAGACATGATTTTGTAATAGAAAAACACCCCCAATATGTAAATTTGGAAAACAATAGTTATACTATAAACATCAGATCTATTGACAAACCATCAAAAATAGTTATGTATTTATTTGATGATGATCAAGGATGGAGTAATCGTTACGAAAAATTAATATGAGAATACTATTCACAGTATTAGGCAACAGTAGACGAAGTAATTATCTTGATGGTGATACTTTAAGGTATGGTAAAGCTGGGGGATCAGGTACTGATACAAGTACAATATTGATAGCTGAACACCTAGCTTCTCAAGGCCATGAAGTAGTTATTGCTTCGGATAAATTTGAGCCTGCATTAGAACAAGAATATGCTAGAAATAATTCATTTTTTAATCCGGGAAAAAAAGTTAGAGGAGTTATCTATACTAATTTTAACTTTGAAGGTGTACTATTTACAGAATATGATATTTTAATTAATAGCTTATGGTTTCAAGACTATAATGCATTGCCCAAAATCACCAAAGCAGTAATATATTGGTGTCACATGCAATGGATTTATGGTATTGATGAAATGCTTAATTATTGTGCCCAAAATAATTTAAAATTAGGATTTGTTAATATATCCGAATGGGAAAAGAAAATGAACTTGGGCACAATAAATCATGCTACAAGTAAATATCCTGAAACTAAATCAACATTAATTCCTAATCCTATAATGGATGATATGATTAATGAAGTACTAAATTCTAATCTAACACGAAAACCCCATAAATTTGTATTCCATGCTTCTTGGCCTCGAGGGGGGAATGTTTCTATAAATGCTGTAAGACAATTACCTTGGGAAGATAAAGAATTTCATGCTTTTGATTATTTAATGGTAATCCACCCCCACGAAGATAAATTTTTCCATAAACATAATGGGGTAGATAAAAAAACCCTATTTACTCACATAGCTGAAAGTGAATATTTTGTATATCCTCTTTATACCCCATATCAAGATGTTCATAAAGATACATTTTCATGTGTTGTAGCTGAAGCTATTGCTTTAGGATGCATTGTTATTACTTATCCATTAGGGGCACTCCCAGAAAATTTTGATGATTACTGTCAATGGTTAGATTTTCCTGAGGGGATTAATCCTGAAGAAATGCAAGATGAATCTTTATCTAAAGATTTAGAAGGTAAATTTACAGTAACTCAAAATATTATTGATAAAATAAATTATTTAGAAGCAAATCCTCAAATAAAAGAAGATGTAAGACAACGAGGTGCAAATTATATATTAAATAATTTTAATGTTAACAAAATAGGAAATATGTGGGTTAATTTTATAGATGAATTGTTATGAAAATTAATGAATTTTTTAATCATATTTTTTATATCAATCTAGATCATAGAATTGATAGAAAACAAGAATTTGAACAAGAAATGGAAAAATATGGTATAAGTAATTATACCCGTGTTCCTGGCATATTAGCTACCCCTATGGAAGGAATTGCATTAGGTCGTACTCGTCATATTGCTTGTGGCACAGTACATAAACAAATTGTTCAAAATGCTAAAAATCTTAATTTAGATAAAATTTTAATTTTTGAAGATGATGTTTCTTTTTACAATGAGGAAGAAGAAGGAATTAAAATAATAGAAAAAGCACTAGATGATTTAGACAAAATTTCCCATTGGGATCTATTTTATCTATCAGGGTTAATTATAGATGAAAAATTAAATTTAGTTACAGATAATTTAATTAAAGCAAGAACAGTATTAACTACCCATGCTTATGCTATAAATTCTTCTGCTTACGATAAAATTTTAAAATATAATCCTCTAATAGATTCAGCTATAGATGGATGGTATGGACAACAAAGTATTGACAATGTTGAAATAGGAACATTATTTACTAAATATGTTGCTTATCCTTTAGCAGTTCATCAAAGACTTAGTTTAAGTGATTGTGATATTAACGAGGAGGGAAAATCTTCAATGGGTCATGGTTTAGGAGTTTATTTTGACTGTTATTCAAAACCTAAAATTAAATTATTTTAAATAATGTTTGATAAAGATTTTATATCTCCTAGACTACAGGGCAGAACAGGTAATATGATATTTCAAGTTGCTCATGCTTTAGCTAAATCTTTAGAATATAATAAACAATTAGTAGTCTTCAGAGAATCAGCGGTTGCTGATATAGAACATAATATATTTAAAAAATTAAATATTTTTAATGTAAATCAAAGTATTATAGATAATTGTGAGGTAATTGAATCTCCTTTTTATTTTACTGAATTAACCACCCCTTCCTTTAATGCCCCAACTAGATATTCTGGGTGGTTCCAATCAGAAAAATTTTTTAAAAAACACTCAAAAGCAATTATAGATTTTTTTTCTCCATCTGAAGAATTTATAGATAAAATAATTAATGATTTTGAATTTATAAAAAACAAAAATACTGCCGTAATAAATGTAAGAAGAGGAGATTACCTTACTCAACCTACTAGACATCCTGTTATATCAAAAGAATATATTTATGAAGCTCTTAAGTATATTCCAAATTGTGAAAAATATATTATATTAAGTGATGATATACAGTGGTGTAAAGAAAATATTAAATTAAATAATGCTGTTTTTGTTGAAAACTATTGGAATGGAGATGCTCTTTGGTTAATGTCTCAATGCAATCATTTTATAATTTCCAATTCTTCATTTTCATGGTGGGGAGCTTATTTATCTAGAGATCCTAATAAAAAAGTAATTAGCCCAAGTGTATGGGTAGGCCCTGATATTATAGATAATATGAGTGATATATGGTGTGAAGATTGGATAAAAATACCATGTAAATATAATAATGGAAATATAATTTTAGAATAATGTTTAATGGTAGAGGAATATGGCAAGATAATAATTTGGTAGAGCATAAACATGATACTCCATTAAATAATATCTTAATAGAAGTTTTAAAAGAAACAGATATTAAAACTATTATAGACTTTGGATGTGGTCCAGGAGAATATGCTAAGCGATTTATTGATGCTGGATTTGATTGTGAATGCTGTGATGGAAATCCTTATACAAAGGAATTATCAAATGGATTGTGTTTTGTACAAGATTTAAGTATTGATTTCAACTTAAATAAAAAATATGATTGTGTTTTATGTTTAGAAGTGGGAGAACATATTCCCCAAAAATATGAAAGCACATTTATAAATAATCTTTTAAAACATTCAAATGGATTAATCATTTTATCTTGGGCTACAATAGGGCAAGGAGGACATGGTCATATAAATGAACAACCAAATGAATATATAGAAGAAATATTTAAAAACCATAATTACCCCAGAAATAAAGAATTAGAAACTAGATTAAGAAGTGCAGTTGAGTGGTGGTGGTTTAGCAATACTATTATGGTTTTTGAAAAATGAAAAAAGTAGCATTTATAACAGCTGTATATGGGGGATATGAAAAAAATCCACACCCCTTTGTTCCCCAAACTATAGAATCTGATTTTATATATTTTACAGATAATCCTAATGTAGATAGTAATGGGTGGATAATTGATACTAATCCGTATCATGATACTCATAAAAGTCCATTAGATAATGGTTTATATATCAATTCAATGCATAAAACAGGTCGATTAAAAGAATTAAATAATAGGCATACCTTTAATATATGCAAATACTATAAGCAAAATTTTCAAAATATTCCTAGATTAAAAGATTACGATGTTATTATTTGGTTAGATGGTTCGGTTGAAATAATAAGAGAAGATGTAGCCGAATATATGGTTGAATTGTGTGACAAATATCAAATAGCTTCTTGGCATCATGAATTAAGAGGAGGAATGTTATTCCATGAAGCTTTTTCTTCATATCTCCCTCGTTATCATGATTCCAAATACTTAAATCAATGGCAACCTTATCAAGATATAATAAATCAATATCATCATTATCTACAAGAAGGATATGATGAAAATTATTGGGAAAAATTTCCTAGAGTTGAAGGTAGAGGTAGGGGAGACCATTTTGGTGTATGGTTAACATGTTTTATTGCCTTTAACAATAAATCACCTCAAATTAAAAAATTTCTAGATTTATGGTATTTGCAAACCCTAAAACACTCAACCCAGGATCAAGTAAGTTTTCCTAAAGTAGTCCAAGATACTAATATAGTACCTTATACGTTCCCAGATGAAAAATTCCCTGGAAACGAACCGCATACTAAATGTAGTATGTTTATAAAACATGAACATTTTTTAAAATAATAAATTTTATGTACGATTATTTAATAGTTGGTTCTGGATTTTTTGGTTCTATATGTGCATACGAACTTAATAAAAAAGGATACAAAGTATGTGTTATAGAATCTAGAAATCATATAGGTGGAAATTGTTATACCTCTAATAGAGATGGAATACAAGTTCATGATTACGGGCCTCATATTTTTCACACATCCAATGAACAAGTATGGGAATGGATTAATCAATTTGTTAAGTTTAATAATTTTACCCTTCGTCCTGTAGCTAATTATAAAGGAGAAATATATTCCCTTCCCTTTAATATGTGGACTTTTTCAAAAATATTTAATATTTCTCTTCCACAAGAAGCTAAACTTAAAATCGAAGAAGAATCGTTAAATATAACAGAACCTAAAAATTTTGAAGAACAAGCAATTAAACTTGTTGGCAAAACTGTATATGAAAAGCTTATAAAGGGATATACTGAAAAACAATGGAAAAAATCAGCTATTGAATTGCCTAAAGAAATTATACAAAGATTGCCTGTAAGATTTACATACGATAACAATTATTTTAATGATAAATACCAAGGTATACCTATTGGGGGGTACACTCAAATTTTTGATAAGTTACTTGAGGGCATAGAAGTTAAATTAAATACTGATTTTTTTATAGATACCCTCCCTGAATATTCAAAATTAATATATACCGGACCTATAGATAAATTTTTTAATTACAAATATGGTGAACTTGAATACAAAACTACCAAATTTGACCACGTAAAATTAGAACAAGAAAATTACCAAGGCACAGCAGTAATGAATTTTACTGAAAAAAGTATACCTTATACTCGAATTATAGAGCATAAACACTTTGAAAATATTAATACCCCCCATACTTGGGTAACACATGAATATCCCGAATTATATAACAGAGATAAAGAACCATATTACCCCGTTAATGATTCTATAAATAATACTATGTATTTAAAATATAAATCTGAAGCAGATAAATTAGATAATATATTTTTTGGTGGTAGATTAGCAGAATATAAATACTATGATATGCACCAGGTAATAGATTCTGCACTTAATTTTACTAAAAAATTATGAATTGGCTATATAAAGGGAATACAATTGAGGATATTTCTCAATTTCCCGAAAACACATACGGTTTTGTTTACATAGTAACACATACTCCTACAAATAAATCCTATATTGGTAAAAAAGTACTTTACCACAATAAAAAAACTAAATTAGGAAAAAAGGAAATAGCTACACAAACAGGTCCAGGTAGAAAACCTACTACCAAAATAGTAACTAAAGAATCAGATTGGAAAACATATTACGGATCTGAAATAGAAATTAAAAAGTTACTAGCTGAAGGCAAACACAACGAATTTGAACGAGTTATTTTAAAATTAGTTGACAATAAAAAATTACTTACGTATTTTGAGGTTAAACACCAATTTATATACGAGGTTTTGGAACACCCCAATGGCTGGTTCAATAACAACATTTTAGGAAAATTTTTCTCCAAGGATTTTTTGTCTTCCTAAACCCCATATATTATATTAAGGGTTATGGTAAATCAACTACTATTAGCATTAGTAAATTCGGTTTTAGGAATGGGCAAATCAACAGCCCGAAACAACTATGCCTACCATTGTCCTTTTTGCCATCACGTTAAACCTAAACTAGAGGTTAACTTAACGGAAAATAAAGAAGGCAAAAATCCATGGCATTGCTGGTCTTGCGATATGCGAGGAAACAGCATTTATTCTTTATTTAAGCAGTGTAAAACCACCCCCGAAAACATATCTAAGGTTAAGACTTTAGTGTCCTCTTCTACATATTCAATTAAAGATACTCAAACGGTAAATACCGTGTCTTTACCCGAGGAATATGTTAGCCTAGCGTGTCCTGATCCAAATGATATTATGGCTAAACACGCGCTAATCTACCTAAAAAAACGCAATATTAGTCAACATGATGTTATAAAATATAACATTGGGTATTGTTCTAAAGGACTATATGCTAACATGATTATATTGCCAACTTACGATAAAGATGGTAATTTAAATTACTTCACAGCTCGTTCCTTTGAAAAAAATCCCTACGTAAAATATAGAAATCCTTCCGTTAGTCGAGACATAATTCCAAATGAACATTTGATTAATTGGAATCTCCCAATAGTGATATGTGAGGGACTATTTGATGCCATTGCAATTAAACGAAATGCTATTCCTTTACTAGGTAAAAGCATTGAACCCAATTTGATGAAACGTCTAGTAACATCCGCAATAGATAAAATTTATATAGCTTTAGATAAAGATGCCATTAAGCAGGCACTAAAATTTTGTGAAATGTTAATAAACGAAGGTAAAGAAGTTTATCTAGTTGAACTAACCAGCAAAGACCCATCTGAACTTGGCTTCAGAAATTTTACTAAATTAATCCAAAACACAATCCCTTTAACCTACTACGGGCTAATGGAGAAAAAACTAACACTATGATCAAAAAATCATATAATCGCATCCTAGAGGTATCTAAGGATCACAAACAAATTACTCTTCCAGACTCAAGATACTATAGACGTAATGGAGAATATTATCCTTCAATTACATATATTCTAAATTCTTACCCCAAAGGTAAACATTTTGAAGAATGGTTGAAACGGCATGGTTATACTGCGGATTATATTGTAAAAAAATCTGCTGAAGCTGGTACATTGACTCACGAACTTATAGAATCATACCTAAATGGTGAAGAAATTAACTATTTAGATTTTAAAGGATATCCTACAATGGACATTGAAATCTGGAAAATGGTTTTGCGTTTTGTAGATTTTTGGGAAACACATACCCCAACTTTAATTGAAACTGAAGTGCATCTATTTTCAGATGAATTAAAAGTAGCAGGTACTTGTGATTTGGTATGTGAATTTGGGGGTGAAAGATGGATTATAGATTTAAAAACATCTAACCATTTGCAAACTACCTACGATTTGCAAGGAGCAGTTTATGCTAAATGTTATGAAGAATGTTTTGAGAAAAAAATTGATCGAGTAGGTATACTTTGGCTCAAATCATCTTCACGAGGTGAAGATAAAAGTGGCAATAAAATCAAAGGCAAAAATTGGGAAATCCACGAATCCGAAAGAACACAAGAGGAAAACCTAGATATATTCAAATCAGTATATAAAATATTTAGTCTAGAGAACCCAAAACACAAACCCGCTAGCGAAAGTTTTGTAACGACTATTAAGAGAAATATAGGATAAAATGTGGAGGAACGAAAGTTCCTTCATATATTTATATCGTCAGATTTTAAATAAAGGTTATATTTATAATAAACTATTTTTTATGATTAGTTTAATGCAACTATTAAGAGAAGTACAAGGAACCCCTAAAGCTATTATATTAGCTGGAGCCCCTGGAGCAGGTAAAGGATTCATTTTAAAGGGTCTAGATTTGGGTGGCTTAAAAATCTTCAATCTAGATAATACCTTTATAGACTTGCTAAAACAAGCTAATATTTCCTTAGATTTAAAATCTCTTGGCCCCGAGGATAGAAGTGCAGCTGCTCAAGCAATGGTTCAAGCAACAACCAAACTAAAAAAAGAAACTATCCCACAAGCTATAGCCAATCAGGATTCATTTATATTAGATGGCACAGCTTCATCTGTTAAACAAACGAGTGAGCTAAAATCCCAATTGGAAAGCGCAGGATATGATGTGTTTATGTTATACGTTTATACTGATCTAGAACGTTCACTGCAACAAAACCAAGATAGATTTGAAAAATCTGGAGGTACTGATAGAAGTTTAGCCCCAGCTATTGTATTACG